ATTAGCAAAGGCGGCACAGATGAGCCAGATAACCTATTAGCTGCGTGTACTAGGTGCAACTATCAAAAGAAAGACAAGGTGGGTCAGTTTTTTGGACAGGCAAGGACACCTCTGACTCTTCCTTTTCTGTTTTCACCGCAACAAGAGAGCACAAGTCATGACTAAGGCTGCACAGGGCCACACAAGGCCGCTCAAGGTCGTTCCAGAGGCGATCAGAGATGATCAGGGAATTGCTCTGCAATCTAAGCGCCTTATTGGCTCAGATCGGCCGAGGATTCATTCTGCGCTCAATGATTTGCCGTCCAGAGGCCTTGAAGTAATCGACTTTGCTGAGTCTATAGGCGTGCAGCTTATGCCTTGGCAGAAATTTGTCTTTGAGCATTCTATGAAAATCAAGCCTGACGGTCGCTGGAAACACCCGGTCGTTGTGATCGTGGCAGCTCGTCAAAACGGCAAAAGCACAATCATGGAAATGAGCATTCTTGCCAGAATGTTTTTGTGGAATGAGCCGCTACAGCTGGGCAGTGCTCACGTACTTACAACCTCACTTGAAACGTTCCGACACATTGTCAACCTAATTGAAAGCAATCCAGCTTTAGCAAAACACGTCAAGAAAATCCGCTGGGCTCATGGGTCAGAGGAGATCGAGTTAAAGTCAGGCGCTCGCTACGTGGTCAAGGCGGCGAATGCAGCTGCTCGTGGTTTTGCAAAGCCTGAGACGGTGTACATGGACGAAACGCGTCAGCTCAAAGACACTGAGGCTTGGTCTGCTATGCGATACACAATGATGGCTGCAAAGAATCCTCAGCTTTGGACCTTTTCAAATGCTGGCGATCAACACAGCTTAATTCTTAATCAGCTGCGAGATCGAGGCCAAGCTAGTGCCGCCGGGTCAGATGATGATATTGCTTATTTTGAATGGTCGGCTTATTCGGACAAGATTACTGACGAAAAAAATTGGGTCGCAAGTAACCCGGCACTTGGCCACACAATCCATGAGGACAATATCCGCGCGGTGTTAAATGATCCTGCCGACGTAGTCCAGACTGAGGTACTTTGTCGCTGGGTCAACACAATCAGCGGAGCGATACCGGCAAAAGAATGGAACGAATGCGGCGGCTCTGAGGTAGAGCTTGACGTGGAGAAGGTGACTTGGTTCGGGCTTGATTTATCGCCGGATCGTCGCGACGGGGCATTGGTCGCAGCCCAGAAAAATCCTGACGACACTTTTATCATTAAATTGCTGCACACTTGGCACAATCCAATTTCGCTTGACGATAAAGCTATAGCCAATGACATTGCGCCTTATGCTCGCAAATATCCTGTTGAATACGTAGCTTTTAGCAAGAGGACAAGCTCTGCCGTAGCTGCTCGACTTGCACCTGCTGGAATTCCAGTAATTGACATTGACGGGGCTTTATACGGGCAAAGCTGCGACGAGTTATTGGGAGCAATTACCTCAAAGCGGCTTATGCATGGAAAACAGGCAGAATTATCCAAGCAGATACTATCGGCCGTCAGATTACCAATGGGCGACGGCGGCTGGATTATTGGACGGCGCGCCTCAAGCGTTGCGGTCTGCGCAGCTGTGGCCAGCGCTCTCGCGGTTCACTTTGCGACACGCCCTGAAATGGAGATCGACATTTTCTCAGCCTAGGTGTATAGGCCACCTTTACACTTTGCCACATGGGTCTATTTTCGCGCACAGTCACAACACAAGCGCCAGCGGCGACCTCTGACATCGAGGCTTCACTAGCTCCAGTAAATGTCACTAGCTCGCTTTACAATATCTACGGCGTTGCCGGTATTACAGCTTCGCGCGTTGAATTTATGTCAGTGCCAACCTGCGCTCGCGCTCGCAACATTATCTCGTCAAGCGTGGCCAGCATTCCGTTAAAAGTGCGCACAAAACAAGACGGTGCTCGCGTTGAGACACCGCCAAAATGTATTAACCAACCTGATCCACGTGTTCCGGGTTTTGCAACGTACGCATGGCTTGCAGAAGATTTGCTTCTATACGGTTACGGTTACATGCGCATTTTAGAAATTTATGCGGACACATATCGCATTAGAAGTGCTGAGCGAATAGATCCAACACGCGTAACAATTAAAACAAATGCTAACGGCACAGAAATCGAGTATTACTGCGTTGACTCAATTCCAGCACCTTATGAAGGTCCGGGAAGCTTGGCAGTTTTCTACGGCGTAGATGAAGGCATTTTAAATCGTGCTGGGCGAACAATTAAAGCTGGCGCAGAGTTAGAACGCGCAGCGACAATGTACGCGCGCGAACCAGTGCCAACAATGGTTTTGAAATCTAACGGAACAGCGTTGCCAGCTGATCGCATTGCTAAATTGCTTGAGTCTTGGGGTCAAGCCCGCCGCAATCGCTCAACAGCGTTTTTAAATGCTGACGTCGAATTGCAAACACTTGGTTTTGATCCTGAAAAGTTACAGCTAAATCAAGCCCGATCTTACGTGTCAACAGAACTTGCCAGAGTAACGGGCATTCCGGCTTATTACGTTGACGCTGAGTCAGGATCAAGCATGACTTACAGCAACGCAACTTTGGCGCGTCAATCTTTGCTTGATTTCTCGCTGCGTCCGATTATGACGGCGATCGAGGAACGATTGTCAATGACTGGCATGCCAAATGACTTTGTCCCGGCAAGTCAAGAAGTTAAATTTGATTTGGACGATTACTTGCGCGGATCTGCAAAAGAACGCGCAGACGTTTACAAAATTCTTTACGATATTGGCGCTTTGACTTCAGATGAAATCCGACTAGAGGAAGAAATGATCAGATGACATACAGCATACAAAAACCAATCAAGGTCGATTTTTCTATTAAAGTCGAAGCCGCAGATTTTCCAAAGCGCGAATTATCTGGTCGCATTGTCACGTGGAATGAAGAAGGCGTGACTAGCTCTGGATCAACTATGTTTCAAAAAGGTTCAATTACTTTTAGCGATAGCACAAAATTATTACTTGAGCACCGTCGCGAAGCACCTATTGGATTTCTTAAAAGCTACGAGGAGGATGAGGAAGGTATTTATGCCACGTTTTCTATCGGAAATACGACCGCCGGTTCTGACGCTCTCGTTGAGGCGTCTACGGGATTACGCGACGGATTTAGTGTTGGCGTGATTGCTCAAAAATATAAAAACGTTGACGGAGTTTTAGTAGTTAGCGCTAGTGCGCTTAAAGAAGTTTCATTGGTCACAGATCCAGCCATTGCCAGCGCAAAGGTTGCGATTGCAGCTAGTGAAAACAACAATTCTGAGTCCGAATTGGAAGCAGATGAACAACCAACCGAAGGAGACAAGCAAGTGGAAACACCTACAGCCGTTCCAGAAGTCCCAGCCGAAACGGTTGAGGCTTCCAAAGTCGAAAAGGTCGAGGCTTCTCGTCCTCTCTACTTTTCATCACCACGTTCACCAATCACAACTGGCGGTTCATACCTTGAGCATTCAATCAAGGCAACGCTAGGCAATGAAGACTCTCGCCAGTACATCAAGGCCGCGGACGACTCATTCACAACAAATCCAGCGTTTTCGCCGGTATCTTATGTTCGCGACGTTGCACAAAACACAAACGCTGATCGTCCAGTAATTGACGCTTGCGGCGGAACACGTCCATTAAGCACATACGGAATGACAGTGTCTATTCCAAAAATTACTGCTAACTCAACAGCTGCAACAGTGGCAGAGGGCGGAGATCCAACTGGTACAACCGCGATTACCTCAAGCTATGTGAATGCGACAGTCATAAAAAAAATGGGCTTCCAAAGATATTCTGTGGAGCTACTCGATCGCAGCGATCCTTCATTCTACGAAATCATGCTTCAAAATCTCCGCGACGCTTATGCTCAAGCAACTGACCAATATGTAATTGCACAAATTACAGCTGGCGGAACACAAGCAACAGCAACAGCGGCAGACTCAGCTGGCTTGATCTCATTTGTTTCAACAGAAGCGCCAGCTGCATACACAGCAACAAAGCGCACAGCAAAGTCATTTGTTTCAGGTACTTCTATCTGGAGCACATTACTCGGCGCAACCGATACAACAGGACGTCCAATCTACAACGCTGGAAATCCTATGAATAACGCTGGATCTGCAATGCCAACAAGCATTCGCGGAAACGTTCTTGGCCTTGACTACTATGTAGATCCAAACATGGTTTCAACTTCAATCGACGAATCAGCATTTATCATCGAGCCACGCTCAATCGAGATTTTTGAATCTCCTGCGCTTCAATTGGCCACAAATGTGCCAACAACAGGCGAAATTGAAATCAGCCTCTATGGTTACATTGCAGCTCAAGCCGTCTTTGCCGGTGGCCTACGTCGCTTCAACCTAACCTAAAAAAATAAGCATGGCCTAGGTGCGCTCCCGTATCTAGGCCAGTCGATCACGAAAGGACAGAGATGCCTAGCATTATCACAGCTTCACAGCTTCGCACAGTGTTAGGCGTCTCTGTTTCCTTATATTCTGACGCTTATCTAGACTCAATTATAAATTCGGCCGAACAGGTCATTTTGCCGTTGCTTACTGCAAATCAAAATGCAATTGCAGCCGTTTATTTACAAAATAACGTCGCTTACTACATAACACAAAAGCCAAATTCATTTGTGGCTGATCAAAGTGTCGTAATTAGCGGCTGCGTTCCGTCAACTTTTAACGGCACAAAGACAGTGACTTCAAATTATTATGATCCATTTCCTTATTTGCCTTTTGCTTATCCTGCGCCTTATTTCTACTTTACATGCGCGGTTACAAATGCAGACATAACTTTTCGCCCGGTAATCCCTGCGGGCATTGCCTACCTATCCGGGGCAAACGCGGCCACACTTTATGCGAGCACTGACGCGGTTGAACAAGCGGTCACGATCGTCAGTGTGGAGATATTCCAGAGTGTGGTCGCGCCCGGCGGACAGATCGAGGGCGTTGACTTCACGCCTAGCCCATTTCGCATGGGTCGCAGCTTACAAAATCGCGTTATCGGCTTGCTAGGCAATTACATCGACGTTTCAACAATGGCCATGTAAATGCCTACGCCAACAACAATTGCCACAAACGTCCGCGGCACACTTGCAACAGCTTTGGCTGGCGTAGCGGCTTCGGTCTATAGCTCACCGCCTGAGGCTGTCATTCCACCAGCTTGCGTAATCGTTCCAGACGCGCCGTATCTTGAAACGACGACTATCGGCAAAAGCACTGTTCGGGTCAAAATTAACTTTGTCGTAACTGCCGCTGTTGCGTACAACAACACTGCTGGAGCGCTCGATAACCTTGAGCAACTTATTATTGCGATTATGGGCGCAATGCCTACAGGCTACACAGTTGGCGACGTACAACGTCCAACAGTGCAATCAGTAGGCGCTTCAAACCTATTAGTGGCGGATCTCGCGGTCAGCACTTACTACACACAAGAAACAATCTAAGGAGACAAGAAATGCCAACAACAATCGTCACTGGTCGCGACATAACCTTCACACTTGCGACCGTTAACTATGACGCACAAACCACGTCAGTAACTTTGGTCAATGCGCCTGTTATTACTACATATCAAACACTAGACGGCAAGGCTTACAAGCACATTGACGATCAGTGGACTCTTAACATGGAATTGCTTGCCGATTGGGGCGCAACTTCATCACTATTTGAAGCAATGTGGACAGCCTTTACATCTGCGCCAAATACAGCCCTAGCCTTCACGCTAGTCACTGCAACAGGTGCAAGCTTTGCCGGTACAGCGTTCCCAGTAGCACCTACAGCTGGCGGCGCTGCACCAGACGCACAAACTGACTCATGGTCAATGCTTTGCGCATCAACGCCAGTTCTAACAATCAGCTAATCGAAAGAGAAACGGGAGCACAAAATGAAACTGCCAATAACAATCGAATACACATCAGGCGAGTTCGGTACGTATACCGCACAACCGCCAGAGTGGGCGAAGTGGGAAAACAAAACAGGTCTGACTATTTCACAAGCACAAAACAAGATTGGAATTGCGGATCTGCTATTTCTTGCGTGGAATGCAATGAAGCGCGAAGCTGGTGGAAAGCCAATCAAGGGCTTTGACATTTGGTGTGAAACTGTTGCAGACGTGACTGTCGGTGAGGTTCTCCCAAAAGCTACGCCGCCGGAAGCGTAAATCGCATACTGGTCGAGCTGGCATTGGCGACTGGTATAGCAATGAGCGAGTGGCATACGGCGGAGCAGATATACACAGCGCTTGAGATATTGGAGAAGCAAAATGAGCGACAGCGTTGAGATTGCCTATGACAAGGCTGATCTGCGTCGCGTCTTAGGCGCATTCAAAGCAATGGACGCTGAGGCTACAGTCCAAGCAAAAGCCGCTTCTGGAGCTTTGGCAGAATTTGCTCAGGACAAAATTATTGGCACAGCCAGCGGTCGAGGTCGCGCAGCTGAAAAGATAGCGCGCGGATCAAAGGTGTCTAAATCATCAAAGATCGGTGAGCTGTCTTTTGGCTTTGCCGGGCAAAAGTTTTCTGGCGGCGGCACTACTCAACAGCTTTGGGGCGGCAACGAATTCGGATCAAACAAATATAAACAATTCCCTATCTGGTCAGGTTTTGGGCCTAAAGGTCGAGGATCAAACGGCTGGTTTATTTATCCAACATTGCGCGCCATTCAGCCTGAAATCATTGCTAAGTGGGAAAATGCTTTTGACAAGATCCTCAAGGAGTTTTAAATGGTTGCGCAAAGTAGAACGCTCAAGCTGTCGATACTTGCTGACGTTGACCAACTTAAAAAATCCTTAAATAG